GCAACAACTACTGCAAATAGTGCATTATCTAAGGCTTCAGAAGCACAGAAGACCGCTGACGGATTTTTACAAAGAGTATCCAATATAGAAACTAACTATGCTACTACCCAAGCCATGAATTCTGCTATAAGTCAAAATGCTAATAAAATAAAGTTAGAAGTAAGTAATGATTTTGTATCTAAAAATGATGCCACGTTGACTTACGCCACAAAGAGTAGTTTAACTCAAACTGAAAATAGTATTATAGCAAAATTTACATCTACTGGTGGATATAATCTTTTAAGAAACAGTGCTTTTGCTAATAAGGATACTGTAAATTGGATGTTAGGAGGAGGATGGCAGAGGTATCCTTCACTTACTAATACGTACTATACTGAATATGGATGTATAGCGTTATATCCAGTTAGTTCTGGTAATACAAGAGGATTATTAGGTCAAACACTTTCAGAGAAGTTAAAGAAAAATACTAAATATACATTTTCATTAACTACTTTTTGGGAATACAATATAACGGAAGTTAATCTATATATGGATTATAAGAGTGGTAGCACTTATGTTGCAAATACTGTATACAAATTTGGTAGTTCTTATAACAGACAAAGTTATACATTTACGAGCCCTAATATCACTTTTGACACTGTTGTGGTTTATATAGAATTAAAATCAAATGTAGCAAGTGGTAACTGGGTAGCTAGAGTAATAAAGCCTTGCCTGTGTGAAGGAGATGTAGCAGTATGGAGTCCACATCCAAGTGAGTTAATAGATGGTTCTACTCAAATTGATGCCAATGGAGTAACTATTTATAACGGAGCTATAGACATTAGAAATAAAGTTGGTGCATCGGTACTTAAAGGTGATGCAAATGGAAACTTAATGGTTCGTGGTAATCTTTATGCAGACCCAGATAATCCAATATTACACTTGTTTGGTGGATGTAGTATAGATGCAACAGCCAACAATGAGCAAGGTGTAGGAAGTGCAATTAGATTAAAATGGAACAACGAAAACTATGTCTATGTATCTACGAACAATGTAGCTATATACCAAAACAGTAACAGACGATATGAATTTACCTCCAGTTATTTTTCTATTACTCCGGCAATAACTTACTTTGCAGATCAGTGCAAGATAGATGCTAGTGGTGGTACATTCAGATTTTATATTTCTAAGAGTGTTGACACAGGTATAAGAATATCTCCAGATGGTACTATAGCATTTTTGGTTAATGGAACATCAAGACATGTATTT